TACACAGACCATATGATGGTGGTGTTGAACTAATACCATCTACAAATCCAGATGGTAGAATGATTCGTCAAACTCGTAAATATTTCCGTTATCAATCTGGTAAAGGTATTCAAGTTTCATACGCTGTTAACTTTAAACCTTCGGTTGATATTGAATCATTTACTAGAAGTGGTACAACAGGAACCATTAAAACAAGATATCCACATAGAATTAATATTACTGATTCAGCTGATGGTATTGATGTGGTAGTTGCAAACGCTACAAATGGTGCTAATTTCTGGAATGGAACACATCGTGTGATATCAAAGGTTGATGATTATTCATTTAATGTGGCCTTAGATGGAACACCAACAGATCCATTTGCAACTGGTATTGCTACATTTAATGTAAATGCATGGAATAATTGTTCACTACGTTGTGGATTATACGATGATCAAAATGGTTTACTCTTTGATTACAATGGCCAGGATTTAGGTTGTGTTATTAGAAGTTCAGTACAACAATTAAGTGGCGTGGTATCAGTAACTTTTAACGCGGGTGATGTTATTGGTACAGGAACTAAATTTCTTTCACAGATAAATGTAAATGAAGATATTGTTATTAAAGGTCAGACATATACCGTAGTTAAAATCGCATCTGATACTTTATGTCATATATTACCTTCATATAGAGGTAATACACAAACCGATGTAATTGTAACAAAAATAATAGATAATAGAGTTCCACAGGCTCAATGGAATATTGATAAATGTGATGGTACAGGTATTACCGGATTTAAATTAGAACTTAACAGAATTCAAATGGCATATATTGATTATTCATGGTATGGCGCTGGTAAAGTTCGATTTGGATTTAAAGATCAAAATGGTGTTGTAAGATATGTGCACCAATTCGTTCACGGTAATAAAAATACAGAAGCTTATATGAGATCTGGTAATGTACCTGCTCGATATGAATTAATAAATATTGGCAAACCAACATATGTTCCGGCATTAGCACACTGGGGTACATCGGTTATTATGGATGGTACGTTTGATGATGATAAGGCTTACGTTTTCACAGCTAATTCACTAAACAATTCTGTTACGGTTGGAACAAGTATTACCGCAAGTGGTAGAATTGAAGATGCAGGCGATGATTGGCAAGCCCAGGTCGGCAGTTATAATTACTACCGTGATCTTACAGGGCCTGGTCAAGGTGCTATAACATTGGCAACTGGTACAACAGAATTGGCTACAGTTTCAGGAGGTATGACTATTACAGGTCCTAACATACCTGCAGGTACAACTTTAACAAATCCATTCTCACAATTTATTTATCCAACCCAGCCATATCAACCATCAATTTCTTCTAGACATAGTTATAGCAAAACAACTCTTTCAACTAGAACATTATTGTTAATTGATAATGCTCCAACAGGAACATCATTATTTGATTCAGATTATACAATTACACTTTCTGATACCGGTGGTGGTACAAACGTGTCTAGAGATTTCCCACTTATTAGTGTTAGATTGGCACCATCTGTTGATACAAATACTCCAGGATTCTTAGGTGAAAGGGAAATTATCAATAGAATGCAATTAATTTTAAATGAGACCGATGTTCTTACATCACACGGTATTGTTGTTGAATTAAGATTAAATGGTAGATTGGATAATAATGATTGGCAGCGAGTGTCAAATCCATCATTAAGTCAATTAATTTTCCATAATGTCACGGATACAGTTCAAGGTGGCACAATCGTGTTCTCATTCAATGCTGAAGGATCTCCTAGTGCTACCAGGGTACCGGTATTGACATCCAGACTTCTTGGAGAGGTTGCAACATTAGGTAACTCTATACTTGGTGGTGATAATACTTTCCCTGATGGACCAGATGTTCTTACAGTGGTTGCAAGGCTGAGAGAAGACGTATCAACGGTTACAGCTAGTAACCCATTACAGTTACAAGGTAGAATATCCTGGTCAGAGTCACAGGCATAAAACATGGCAAATCCAACAAATAGAGATACATTAATTGATTACTGCAAAAGGAAACTGGGTGAACCTGTTCTTGAAATCAATGTAGACGATGATCAAATTGAAGATAGAATTGATGAGGCAATACAATATTGGCAAGAATATAATTCAGATGCCATATATAAAACCTATGTTTCATATCAAGTTACTGATGCGGACGTAACAAATAAGTATATTACCTTAGACAATGATGTATTATATGTCACAAGATTGATACCTATAGGACATTCTGAAGGTTCAAATACTAATATGTTTGACATTAGATATCAAATGATGTTAAATGATATTACTGATATGCAGAATTATGCTGGAGACCTAGCGTATTATCATCAATTACAACAATACATTTCCTTGTTAGATATGGAATTAAGTGGTGTTCCACAAACAACCTTTGTAAGACATCAGAACAGATTGTATATACATGGAGAATTTCAAAATCAAGATATTAAGGCCGATGAATATATTATTTACGAGGCTTACAAAACAATTGATTCAACAGCCTTTACAAGAGTTTGGAATGATCGATGGTTAAAGGCTTATTCTACAGCTCTTATTAAAGAACAATGGGGAATAAACCTAATTAAATTTGAAGGTATGCAATTACCAGGTGGCATTGTAATGAATGGTAGACAATATTATGAAGATGCTCAAGCAGAGAAAAATGAACTAGAGGAAAAAATTAGACTAGAACACGAATTGCCCGCCGACTTTTTTATAGGATAAATTATGAGGAATTTTGCATTTTCCGAAAAAGTTAGATCAGAACAAAATTTGTTCGAAGATATTATTATTGAATCATTAAAAATTTATGGTCAGGATATATATTATCTTCCTCGTGATATAGTTAACGAAGATACCATTTTTGGCCAGGATGTTCCCTCCTCGTTTAATTCATCTTACCGTATAGAAATGTATATTGATAATATTGAAGGATTTGAAGGCGAGGGTGATTTATTTAGTCGATTTGGCGTAGAAATTCGTGATGAAGCCACATTTGTTGTTTCACGTAGAAGATGGAAACAAACCGTAGATAAATATGATAATGACATCACAGGCGACAGGCCACGTGAAGGCGATTTAATCTTTTCAAGGTTAACAAATAAACTATTTGAAATCACTCACGTAGAACACGAACAACCGTTTTATCAATTAAATAATTTACCTGTTTTTAAACTTAGAGCTCAACTTTTTGAATATAATGATGAGAATTTGGATACTGGTGTTACAGCAATTGACAAAATTGAAAAAGATTATGCATATACATATTTAGTTACATTAGGCGAAGGAGGTGATGTGGTAATAGGTAATACTGCCACACAAACACTTTCAAGCGGTGTTAAAATAACCGGTGAGGTATCAAAATATTCAGATACCGACAAAATATTACATTTAATACATGTTGGTGCTGATGATGGTGAATATCATACATTTGTTACTGGTATAAATATTTTTGTTAATGGTCTTAGTAGAACAGTTATTGCAGTATCAGAAGAGAATAAAATTTCACAAAATGAACAGAATGATGGATTTTCTGATTTTGGCGGTTCTGATTTCTTAGATTTTACAGAGTCTAATCCATTTGGCGACCCGGAGAATAATTAATGAGTACTGATATTTTTGATTTTGGTTTTACAGCAGTTGATGAGCAAGAATTAGAATCTGTTCAAAAAGCAACAACACAATTAGACAAGGCAGCGTCTACAGCATCATCAACCCAAGAAAAATTAGATAAATTGTATAACGCAATTGTGCCACTTTTAAATAATTTAAAAAAGAATCCAGAAAAGGACTATATATTGTGGCCGGACAGATTAACAAAGGTAGAGGCCTTCGAAGATCACTTACAGAACATTTATAAAGGTTAATTATGTTTGGAACCTATTTTTACCATGAAAAAACACGTAAATGTGTTGCTGCATTTGGAAGAATGTTTAACAACATATATGTGCTGAGAAAAAATAGTTCCGGGAAAGTAATATCTCAAGTTAAAGTTCCATTATCATATGCACCCAAGGATAAATATTTAGATCGTATTAGAGAAAATGAAAGTTTAACAGACAATACACAAGTTGCAATTAAACTACCTAGAATGTCTTTTGAAATAACAAGTATTACTTATGACACAACGAGACAATTATCAAAATTAAATAGCGTTGCGACGACCGGATCTTTAAATAATAATAGAAGTAAATTGTTTACCGGTGTACCGTATATTATATCATTTCAGTTAAATATATATGCAAAAACGCAAGATGATTCATTGCAAATTGTTGAGCAAATATTGCCAACCTTTAACCCGCAATATTCATTAACACTTATTCCATTTCCAGAAAAGTTTCCAAATTATAGAGAAGATTTGCCTATAGCAATTCAAGGCGTTGGTTTTCAGGATGACTTTGAAAATGAAATTGGTGCTAGAAGAACAATAATTTACACCTTGGATTTTGAAATGCGTACACAGTTTTACAGTGGTATTGCGTTAGCCGAGGTTATCAGACAGGCAAATGCAAGACTTCATGAAATTGGTGGTGGTACTGCAGATTCAGATATTAGACTTGAAACAATTCAAATTAATCCGAATCCAATAACTACTGTTGGATTATCCGATAGTGATTTTGGATTTACAACTACATTTTATGGTGCAGATAGTGACTACAGATAATAAAAAAAATGATTATGATTATTCCCGTGAAACATATTATGAACTTTTAGAAAAAGGTAAAGGTGCCTTAGACACAATGGTAGAAGTGGCCCGTGAATCCGAGCATCCAAGAGCTTATGAGGTTTTATCTGGCATGATTAAAAATTTATCAGATGTTAATGATAAATTAATGGACCTAAATAAAAAGGTAAAAGATTTAGAAGATGAACCTAAAAAAATTGAAAATCAACAAAATAACATTTTCCTTGGATCTACTGCTGAAATCCAAAAATTATTACAGCAGGGTGAAGTAATTGATTCCGAACCAAATACAAAGTTACTTAGGGAATCCTAATGTTAAAAGAGATGGTGTACTTCAAGAATGGACATCTGATCTTTTAAAAGAGTATAAAAGATGTATGGATGATCCCGTATATTTTTCTGAAACTTATTGTAAGGTTATATCACTTGATAAAGGTTTAGTGCCTTTCAAGTTATATCCATATCAGAAAAATATGTTTAGACAATTTGAGGAAAATAGATTTAATGTCATACTTGCGTGTCGACAATCAGGTAAGTCAATTTCAGCCTGTGCTTATCTTCTCTGGTATGCCCTATTTAATTCAGAAAAAACAATTGCAATACTTGCCAACAAGGGAGCAACGGCACGTGAAATGTTATCGAGGGTTACCCTCATGCTTGAAAACATTCCATTCTTTTTACAACCAGGAAGTAAAGCACTTAATAAAGGTTCTCTTGAATTTAGTAATAATTCTCGTATTCTTGCCTCTGCTACCTCTGGTTCCTCTATTCGTGGTTTGTCAGTTAATCTTTTATATCTTGATGAGTTTGCTTTCGTGGAACGAGCGTCTGAGTTTTACACATCTACATATCCTGTGGTATCTGCCGGAAAAAATACAAAAATAATAGTAACATCTACGGCAAATGGTATTGGTAACATGTTTTATAAAATATGGGAAGGTGCAGAACAAGGAACCAATGAATTTAAACCTTTTCGGGTTGATTGGTGGGATGTGCCTGGTCGTGACGAAAAATGGAAGGATGCCACCATATCAAATACCAGTCAATTACAATTTGATCAAGAGTTTGGTAATACATTTTTTGGTACTGGTGATACACTAATTAATGCAGAAACCTTAATGTCTTTAAGAGCAACAAATCCTATAAAAATTTTAGAAAGTGGTGATGTTTTAATTTATAAAGAACCGGAAAGAAAACATGATTATATAATGTGTGTAGATGTAGCAAAAGGAAGAGGACAGGACTATTCTACTTTTAATTTGATCGATATTAGCGTTCGCCCTTTCGAGCAGGTAGCTGTGTATCGCAATAACACTATCTCGCCTATCCTCTTTCCTAATATTATTTATAAATACGCAAAAGTCTATAATAATGCATATACTGTGGTTGAATCTAATGATCAAGGCTCATTGGTAACCAACGGATTGTACCATGAATTAGAGTATGAAAACTTACATGCTGAGTCTGCCATAAGATCGGATGGTCTAGGTATTACCATGACTCGTAAGGTAAAAAGATTAGGTTGCTCTGCAATGAAGGATATACTTGAAAATAAAAAGATGAAAATTGTTGATGAAAATACCATTATTGAGTTATCAACCTTTGTAGCAAAAGGTCAATCATACGAGGCCGCTGATGGTAACCATGATGATCTGGTAATGAATTTGGTCATGTTTGGGTATTTTATTTCAACCGAATTTTTTGCGGATATGACAAATATTAATTTAAAACAAATTTTATTTGATTCAAAAATGAAACAAATTGAGGATGATATGGTTCCTTTTGGTTTTATTGATGATGGTGAGCAATTTATTCAGGAAACTGAAAAACCTAAATGGTACATAGAATATGACTAAAAACTTAAATTATATAAATAATACCATTGAACAACCGTATTATGAAAACTTATTAATAATAACCGAAAAAGGATTAACGTTATGGCACTATTTACACCATCACAATCTCCTGCGGTTGTCGTAAAGGAAATTGATCTGACAGGCGGCGTGCCGAATGTACAGACATCCACTGGCGCGATCGTAGGCAAATTTAGATGGGGTCCTGTAAGAGAAAGAACTTTGGTATCAAATGAAGCTAATTTGATAGACACGTTTTCTACGCCGGACACCACTAACAATATAGATTTCCATGCTGCCTCTTATTTCTTACGCTATTCTCAGTCACTATATGTGGTTAGAGAGGCTTCAACAGCAGCAAAAAATGCACAAGTAATAGGTATCATAGGAGCTAGTACTGCTCCTATACAAATAAGAAATAAAACTCATTTTGATGTATTATCATTTGATAGTGGTGAGGCATATTTGGCAAGATTTCCTGGAGACTTAGGAAATTCATTACAAGTTCAATACTGTGTGCAGGATTCAGCTTCAGCTGGCTTTGCATCATGGTCTTTGGCAAGCGCTTTTGATGCTGCTCCAACAACATCAGTATTTGATTCCGATAGAAATGGAGTAAATACTGGTATACACCTTGCCGTTGTGGACGAGGATGGATTATTTACCGGTACAAAAGGACAGGTTTTGGAAGCGTATCCATTCCTATCTCTTGCTTCTAACTCAAAAAATGAAGATGGATCAACTGCATATTTTAAAGATGTAATTAATGAAAGATCTAATTTTATCTATGTGACTAATCAATTTGATTCAGATTTAACCTCGGCTAATGCAGGCGCTGCACTAACCCCAGGAACAGAGATCATTTTTAATGTAGGTACTAATCAAAAAGCCAAATCATTTACTGGAGGGATAGATTCAGCCGCATTAGGAACAACAGAATTTTTAAATGGCTTTGATTTATTTGAAGATACTGAACAAGTAGAAGTTGATTTTTTAATTGCACCAGGTATGACCACTTCTGTGGATCAGAGTACCGTAGTAAATGATTTAGTATCAACAGCGCAATCATTAAGAAAAGATTGCATTGTAGTAACATCACCGGCAAGAAATGATGTTGTTGGTTTTACAAATGCGACATTACTTACCAACGCCATTACTGAAACTATGAATGACTTTTTCACCAAATCATCATATTTGGTTGTTGACGGAAATTATCTGAAAGTATATGATAAATTTAATGATCAATATATCCAAATTCCTGCCGCATCTTCCACTGCTGGTCTTATGGCTGAAACGGATAGAAACGCAGCACCATGGTTCTCACCTGCAGGCGCAAGAAGAGGTCAATACCTTGGTGTGACATCGATTGATTATAACCCTAATAAATCTCAAAGAGATACCCTTTACAAGGCAGGAGTTAACCCTATCACAAATATTGCTGGGGGTGGAGTTACCTTATTTGGTGACAAGACTGCATTAAAAAGACCTTCTGCATTTGATAGAATTAATGTTCGTAGATTGTTTCTTGTACTTGAAAGAGCAATTGGTAGGGCAGCACAAAATGTTCTGTTTGAATTCAATGATGAATTTACCAGAGCAGAATTTGTGAATGTCATAGAACCGGTTCTAAGAGATGTCAAGGGACGAAGAGGTATCACTGATTTCCGTATTGTTGCTGATGAAACAGTAAACACACCGGCAGTTATTGATAGAAATGAATTTATTGCTAACATCTTCATTAAACCGGCACGCTCTATTAACTACGTCACATTAAATTTTGTGGCAGTTAGAACTGGTGTCGACTTTGAAGAAGTAGTAGGCACAGTGTAGGGAGATAGGAAATGGCATTAGGTAGTGTTGACGATTTTAAAGCTAGACTTACCGGTGGTGGTGCTAGAGGTAACCTATTTCAGGTTACACTAGATAATCCACGAGGTGGTTTAGGTGTTGGACTGGATATTGATTTATCCTCATTTCTGTGTAACGCAGCTCAATTACCAGGATCTACCGTAGGAACGGTTATTGTTCCTTTTAGAGGTAGACAACTTAAGGTTGCTGGTGATAGGGTGTTTGATACATGGACCATTACAATTCTAAATGATACACAGTTTAAAATTAGAAATGAAATGGAAAAATGGATGAATGCAATTGCCAACCATGCGGATGCAGGTGGCTTACAGAATCCAGAATTGTATTTTACCGATTTGAAAGTTGAGCAATTTGATAGAGACAATACGGTTGTAAAAACCTATACGTTTAAAGATGCTTGGCCTTCAGATATTAGTCCTATTGAGGTTAGTTACGATCAGTCAGATGTTATTGAAACATTTTCTGTAACGTGGCAATATCAATACTGGACTTCTAATACAACTGACGGTTAATATCAGTAATAAATAATATGGAGAGCAGAATTATACTGCTCTCCTATTATAAAGGAATTTAAGATATGGCAGATGAAAAAGGTATCAGATTATTCGGATTTGAAATTAAAAGATCCGAAAAAGAAGATCCTAAAAAATTACCTTCAATTGTTCCACCTAGGGACGATGATGGTGCTGGATACGCGACTGCCTCCGGATCACATTTCGGTCAATATATTAATTTAGATGATGACTCAAAAGATAATAATCAATTAATTTTAAAATACCGTGGTGTTTCAATGCATCCAGAGGTTGATGCCGCAATTGAAGATATTGTTAATGAATCAATCGTTGCTAGTGAAAATAAGCAATCGGTCGATATTAATATGGATAATCTTGAGGTTAGTGAAAAAATTAAGAAAACTATAAAAGAAGAATTTGATAACGTTGTAGGAATGCTTGATTTTAATGAGCTTGGTCATGATATATTTAGAAGATTTTATGTTGATGGAAGAATATATCATCATTTGGTAGTTAATGAATCCAACCTTAAAGCTGGTATTCAAGAGATTAGACCTATAGACTCATCAAAAATTAGAAAAATAAAACAAGTAAAGAAAAAGAAAGATTCACAGACCGGCGCAAATATTATTGAAAAGGTCGATGAATATTATATTTTCCAAGAAAATGCAGGGGCCAGAAATGCAACCTCTGGTATAAAACTTAGTATGGATTCAGTGAGTTATGTTACATCTGGATTACTTGATGAAAAACGTAAAAAAGTTTTATCCTATTTACATAAAGCATTAAAACCTATTAATCAATTGCGTATGATGGAAGATGCCCTCGTCATTTATAGACTTGCAAGAGCCCCAGAACGTAGAATGTTTTATATTGATGTTGGTAACTTACCACGAGGTAAGGCTGAACAATATATGAAAGATATTATGGCACGATACAGAAATAAACTTGTATATGATGCCAGTACTGGTGAAATTAAAGATGACCGAAAGCATATGTCCATGCTTGAAGATTTTTGGTTACCTAGGCGTGAGGGTGGTAGAGGAACAGAAATCACTAATTTGCCTGGTGGACAAAATCTTGGTGAGATTGAGGATATTGTTTACTTTCAGAAAAAATTATATCGCTCATTAAACGTACCAATTAATAGATTAGAGCAAGAGGCTCAATTTAGTTTAGGCCGATCCACAGAAATATCAAGGGATGAATTAAAATTTCAAAAATTCATTGATAGATTAAGAAATAGATTTGCACATTTATTCCTTGGCATTTTAAAAACACAATTGGTTTTAAAGGGTATTATTCTAGAAGATGAATGGAATGATATGAAAAATGATATTACGGTAAATTATGAACGTGATAACCATTTTACTGAACTAAAAGAAGCCGAAATTATGAGAGAAAGAATTCAAACTTTAGATTTAATGCAAAATTATATTGGCGATTATTATTCTAAGGAATGGGTAATGAAAAATGTTCTTATGTTTACTGATGAGGATATTGAAAAAATGGCAGACCAATCTGCCAATGAACAACCAGATACTGATCAACCAGTAGGAGATGATGATGAGTGAGACGCAAACAGTAGAAGATCCAATAGAAGAGAATCCAATTGTGGATTTAATTAATCATTCTTTAAATCAGGATTATAATAAAGCAAATGAAATTTTTGGAGATATATTAGGCCAGAAATTGGATATTGCTTTAGAGCAAGAAAAAATTAAAATGGCAGACCTAGTTTATAATGGAGATGAAGAGGAAGAAGAGGAAGAAGAAACAGAAATGGATACAGAAGAGCTTGAAGAGCTCGAAATGGAAGATGGTGTAGAAGAATTGGAAGACGATGATGAGTCCTCTGAGGATAGTGAGGAAGACGAAATTGAGGATCAAGAAGAGACTGATAATGAAGAGGAAGATGTATAGATCTTCGGTTGTAAAATTTTAATGAGTGAAAAACATTAAAATTATAAATATATAAAAAGGGAAATGATATGAAAACCTTTTCTGCTTTAAGGGAAGCACGAAAACAAAAGATGCCACCTGGAGAGCATGTCTTTAATGCCAAGATAAAAGGTATTACAGTTATGGTCCATAAGCATAAAGGTAAGTTTGATCTGTTTATTGACGGAGATAAACTTGATTCATTTAATAATCTTAACTCTGCTAAAAAAGCAGGTACAGAATTTATAAAACAATATAAAGGGTGAAGTAAAATGCAAATAACACCTCTGGCAGCAAAAGTAAATAATATTAATACATCAAGTAATAAATCAACTGTAGGTAGTGCTACTGCATTGTATATTATGGGTACCGCAGCTGATACGGTCACTAATCATACAACCGGTGCGTCATTACAAATTGCTGCAAATAGTCCAATTGTACTGTTTAAGGAACAAACGGACGAGATTTATTCAGGTGCTACTACAACGCACTTTACTAAAATAACATATCCAAGAGGATAAGATGAAATTAATTGCTGAATTTAATGACCAACATTTAGAAGTTATTACCGAAGCAAAAAACGGTAAGAAAAAATATATAATCGAAGGCGTATTTGCACAAGCTGATAAAAAGAATAGAAATGGACGTGTTTACCCTAAAATGGTTATGGAAAAAGCCGTAAGTAAATATGATTTAGAACAAGTTTCTAAAGGTCGTGCCGTAGGTGAATTGAATCACCCAGAAGGGCCGACGGTAAATTTAGATAAAGTTTCACATAAGATTGAATCTCTAAAATTTGATGGGAGCAATGTTATGGGAAGAGCCACAGTTTTGGACACTCCTATGGGTAAAATCGTACAAGGTTTACTAGATGGTGGCGTCGGACTGGGCGTTTCGACTCGTGGTATGGGAAGTTTGACGCAACAAAATGGCGCTATGGTAGTGAAAGATGATTTCCTACTCAATGCGATTGATATTGTTCAAGATCCATCCGCACCTGGAGCATTTGTTAATGGGATTATGGAAGGTGTAGAATGGATATGGAATTC